TCATTACCGACAACTGGATGGATGACTGCGCGTGGGCCACGCTTGCGTGTGCAGCCAACCATCTTACTGGCACCAAGTACACATCCTTCGATGGTGTGAAGTGGGGCGAGAAGGTTGGGCGTAAGGACCGGGATGGTCTGCCGGACCCATCATCTCTGTACCAGCTAGTAAAGGCAGGGCCGCTGGCTGGCATTAAGGTTACCTACCCTAAGACCTGGGCTGCTGTTGAGAAGGCGCTGGCTGCCGGAGCGGTTATCCTTTTGAACGTAGAGCAGGCCAAGAACTATCCGCCGGTTACCATGAGCAAGTGGCACGCCGGTCACCAGAAGCGCAAGCCAGGTAGTACCTACGGTCACATGACCTGCGCTGCGAAGACCGACGAGGGTATCTTCTGGGCTGACCCAACGATGAGCGGCAAGGGTAAGGAAGCCTATGGCGTACCTGTCACCCTGGCGCAGCTCAAGCAGATTGCCAGCTCGAAGGGGGACGCTCCCCATAAGCGCTGCCTGATAGCAGTGAAGTAACGCTTGACATCCCATGCGGGGTGTACTAAGATCCTCAGTGGACGGACCCACTGAGGGTCTTTTAGTTTTAGGAGGAGCTATGGAAACAATCGCTAGAGCATTTGACCTAGGGTTGAAAGCAAACCGTACGGACCGACCGTCCGGTACATTCTTCCGCGGCAGCAAGCTGGGCTCGTGCCTGCGTCAGCAGTACTACGATGCCACGGGCGAGCCTGTCACCAACCCATTCGAGGACCGGCTGTACCGGATCTTTGAGCAGGGGCACGTCATCGCTGAGACATTCGAGAGGAACCTAAAGGCCTCCGGTTTGTTCAGCGTATTCAAGTCAGAGGTTCCAGTAACCATGCCTGAGTACAACTTCTCAGGCAACATCGACCACCTAGTACAGTGGGCAGAGACGGACCAGCTCGAGGTAATCGAGATGAAGTCCATGAACTCTAACGGGTTCAAGTACCTGAAGGGTCCCAAGCCAGAGCATGCCATCCAGGCGGCTAGCTACGCGGTGGCCTTGGAGCGTACTCTTGATCCGTCAGTCAAGGTCAATGCTCGCGTTGTGTACGTGAGCAAGGACGACTTCCTGATCAGTGAGTATACTATTGACAGGGAATGGTATGATAAGGTCATCAGGGTTCTCGAGGTCGGCAATAAGTTTAAGGAGCAGGGGCGTATCCCGCCTCAGCTGCCGGTGCCGGAGGGTAAGAATCCATTAAAGATGTGGCCATGTGGCGGGTGCCAGTGGCTCACCAAGTGCAGGGGGTAACATGGCAGAAAAGATCAGTCTAGCTAGCAAGATTGCCAAGGTGATGGACGCCGTTGGCTACGTGCAGAAGGGCGGCACGAACAGCGCCCAGGGGTACAAGTTTGTCCAGGCTTCGGCTGTGGCTGACAAGGTACGTGCTGAGCTGAGCAAGCTCCAGGTATCTATGACCCCAACAAACATCGACGTGATTAGCGAGGGGCTGACACCGTCTGGTAAGCAGGCGCTGCTAACTCTTCGCTTCACTTGGACGCTTACTGACGGTGAGAGTGGCGAGACTATCTCGTTCCAGTCCATCGGCACAGGTGCGGACAGCGGCGACAAGGCTGCGTATAAGGCAGCTACCGGCGCACTCAAGTACGCTCTGCTCACAGGGTTCCTCATCCCAACAGGTGATGACCCAGAGGCAGACGTTAAGACCGACGACGAGGTCATTGCGGCTAAGGCCAAGGACCTATTCAACGGTGTGGTTCAGCAGCCTGCCAAGAAGAAGGCTGATGTAGTGGGAGAGGAGTTTAACTTCTGATGGCAAGACTAGACATCTGGCTGAGCGACAAGAAGACGCCAGTCAACAAGGTATCTAAGAACGGTAACAACTATCTAGAGGTGTACGGCACCATGCAGACCGCAGCTTACGAGGAGTGGGCAGACACGGACCGCAGCAATGCGGCACCTGATCGCTACGCTTACGTGACGCTCCGGTTCTTTGATGCCGAAGCTGAGGATCATGTTGGCAAGGTATACGAGTGGGCTGTCTCGCAAGAGAAGGACCCACGACCAAACGTACACGTAGTCGGCAAGCTTAACGAGGACCGCGAGTACAACGGCAAGATGTACTTCACCATGCTGGTGTCGGACATCTCACCGCTTCGCTATGGTCCACTGCGAGCGAAGAAGAATGGGTAGGCGAGAGCTTTCCATGAAGATGGTAGGTGACATCGAGGCCTGGAAAGCTGATGGGTTTGACGACTGCATCATCGGGGTAGGCCAGCAGTTCACCGAAGGTGGGCAGGTGTTCATCTTTATCTACAGCAAGAGAGCTATCATCGAGAGCATTGCCAACGACATAGTCGAAGAGATTGGCAACAGGGTCAACACATCGGACGAGGAGCGAGTCGAGCTCGCTAGCTCTGCCTATGATGATGCCCTGGAGTTCTTCGACTACAACATTGCCGGGGCGTACATCGGGCGTGGCATGCCTGTGTTCCTAGAGGACACGTACCCGGACATGGTTAAGGATGCACTAGGTGAGTGACGCTTCGCGTCGCGGTCGACTCAACCGCTCGAGGGGTAATGCCTTCGAGCGGGAGGTTGCCAAGAAGTTTGGCGGCAAGAGGGTCGGTCAGTACGGTGGGCCTGAGGACGTAGCGGCAGGACAGTTCAACATCCAGGCCAAGTGTGGCCAGATGTTTAGCGAGAAGTACTGGCGCTGGTTGCAGGCGGTACCAAGGAAGGCGGATCAGATTCCGCTCCTCGTAGTCAGCGATGCTCCTGGTTCAGGAGCTCGGCGGAGGGTAGTAGTTATCATCGAGGAGTCTGACTTCCTCGACTTGATTGGAGGCGACAATGCAGAAGGCACGAAAGAAACTGAATAGCTTTGACCTTGCGGTTGCATGGGCAAAGGTATTCGAGCTTATCCGCACCCGGCTGAAGGAGTTGGAAGTAGCAGATGCTGACAACATCGCAGCCAGTGCGGCAAACATCCTAGCTAAGGAGGGCGCTAATGGCGACAACACCTGATGGAGAAGGCAAAGTATTTCAAGGCTATGAGCGAGTCGTTCAAGCGGCACAGGCAGCAGTCAAAGGACTTGGCGATCGCAGCTTACTCATCGCGGCAGCGGCAGGATTGGCAGTCGGACTTGACCACCCTGCGCAAGCAGCAAGCCTCGCTATCCTCATCTATGTCGTCACAAAGCGGTAGAGTACCGGAGGCATTCAGCCACTTCTTCAGGGACTTGTTCTCTGAGGCACACGGCATCATGGTCACACGCCAGGCATCGTATGGTCCTGTCAACGTGGAGAACCTGGGCCCGGTTGGTGTGTTCTCCCGGATGGCGATGGATAAGGTTGGCCGTATTGCCAACGCACTCAACGGAAAGATCGACCAGGGGCGGCTAGTAGTAGACGACGACTGGTATAACGCGGAGGTGCATGATGCGCTCATCGACACGATTAACTACGCTGCGATTCTTATCGCGCTTGGACAGGAAAAGTGGAGTGAAGTATCAAGAGAGGAATACGATGGGTCTACCAGAGATTGAAGTAATGCCTGTCTTGATCAACGGCAAGAGGGCTGCATCCATCACCGTCATCTATGATAACGGTGGGTGGAAGGCCCACGTTGCGCACCATGACAAGAGCACCCCATTGGCTTCTGTCCTGGCACAGGGTACTGACTTACTTGGTCCGGAGTCAGCTCGTCAGATAGCCTTAGAGCTAGCGGAGAAGTGGCGTGACCAAGAAACAAGATCCGGACGCAGCTGATTTCTTTAAGGAGGATGCCAAGCGTATGGGTATTGGCATCCGGGAGTACTGCCGAAGGTTCGGCATAGAGTACGAATCGTTGGGTGGCCTTGAGAAGAAGGACCCATTGACAAAACATGAGCACAAGGATTACCGTGCTTGTGACGTATGCAGGATGAACTCCATCCTCAACGGCAGAAGCACGGAGGACATACATGATTAGCTCACTAGTATTAGCAGTGGTGTTAGCCTTTCAAACTACGGGAGTTCAGACTGGCTACGCCACGTGGTATGGCCGCCATAGTACGGAAGCGTGCTATGGTGGCTATCCCCGCACTTGCTCCCCTTACTTGTCGAAGGCCGATGGAGGACGAGGGGGGGAGCTTACTATGTACGCAGCTGTGCCAGGCTTCGGGTTCTACGACAAGCCATACAAGGTGAAGGTTTGCCGGGTCAAGTACCCGGACCGGTGCGTTGTGGTTGTGGTAAGGGACTGCCTGTGCAGCAAGAAGACTAGGAATATGATAGACTTGTCTCCGGTAGCATTCATGCGACTGTCCACGTTGGCAACAGGCAGGGTGCTAGTAACCATGGAGGCATACTATGTACGATACAGAGGACGCTGACATCGGAGTGGGCGAGTGCCCAATCTGCGGACAGTACCGCAAGCAGATAGATGCAGGCGAGCTTAAGCCCTGCTACATGTGGGATAGGATCAAGGGAGGGGACGATGGCGAACAGGGATGAGTACTTCCGGGTACGAACCAACATCGGCAAGCTCGAGGCAGCTGCCCTTAGGTTCGCCATCACCAAGGGCCACGACCCATTCGTTGTCCGGGATGACAGGCAGGCTACATCGGTTGGCTGCTACAGCTGCAACGAGTGGGGCTGCGCTGAGATAGAGAGTAAGATAGAGATAGCGCATGGCCCCATCTTTGAGGACGCATGCGTACCAACCATACTAGAAGAGGAGGCGCTATATGCATCAAACCCCGCACTCTATTGACGCTGAGCGATCACTGCTTGGCTCAATCCTAATCGACCAGGCAGTGCTAGCTGACTTCGAGCTAGTGCCTGAGGAGTTCTATGACCCACGCCACGTTAAGATTGCGCGTGCCATCGTTGATGTCACCGCATCCGGGGCAGCAGTAGACGTTGTCACAGTGGGCGATGCGCTAGCTGGGACATCAGTATCCATGCTGTACCTGGCTGAGCTATCCGACTCAGTGCCAACATCCATCCATGCTAAGAGCTACTACGACATCGTAGAGCGCATGGCTGTGCTACGTGGACTGGTAAAGGCTGGCACTCAGATCGTTGAGAGCGCATACAAGATGCCGGAAGATCCAGCTACTGCCATCGACGAGGCGGAGAAGATCCTATTCGAGATTGGCAACAAGCGACGCGGCTCCAGGTGGAGCACTGCTCTTGAGCTAATGAACATGACCAAGGGTAGGGTCAAGTCTATTGTCATTGACGGCCTGCGACAGGGCGTACGGTCAGGCATTGGCCAGATCGATGCCATCACTGGCGGCTGGCAGAAGAGTGACCTCATCATCCTGGCTGCCCGGCCTAGCGTGGGCAAGACAGCGTTGGCTACTAGCATGGCGCTGTCGGCTGCTATCTCAGGTAAGAAGGTGGCTATCTTCTCCATCGAGATGAGCGCTGAGCAGGTGGGTGCACGCATCCTGTCGTCAGCATCCGGCATCCCTCTCGCTGCCATCCGCAATGGTGGCATCGACATGGTGCAGATGACTGAGCTAGAGGAGTGGGCAGATACCATCTCTAAGCTTGGCATCTACGTTGATGACTCGCCTACATCCAGCCCTGCAGTCATGCGTTCTAAGTGCCGCAAGATTGCAGCTGAGCGTGGCGTTGACCTGATCATCGTTGACTACCTGCAGCTCATGGTCCCTGACCGTACCGGCAAGGATCAGAACAGGGTCAACGAGGTGGCCGACATCAGCCGTGCGCTTAAGGCGATGGCTCGAGAGATCGACGTGCCGATCATCGCCTTGTCCCAGCTCAGTCGCATGAGTGAGTACCGTGATACCGGTGAGCCCAGGCTCTCCGACTTGCGTGACTCCGGTGCCATCGAGCAGGATGCGGACATGGTACTAATGCTCTGGCGTAAGGAACAACCAGACTTTACTAAGCAGTCTGAGACAGTCAGCTGCAAGATTGCTAAGCACCGCAATGGTCCGACAGGTGTATGCGATCTAGAGTTTGTCAAGTCGACCGCTAGCTTCAGGGGGTAACATGCCAAAGAAAGTATTCTTAGAGGTAGAGTGCAAGTGCCCGGTCGCGGTGTGCGAACACAGCGAACACAAGATGACACAGCTGTTGCAAGATACATACGACGAGGGATACGACGACGGATGGGATGCCGCCTTCGCCCTGTTAAACTCTGTGCTCCGGGCTAAAGGAATAAACCCTCCATCTGAAACGCCTAAGCCTCCATCTAGGGGCAAGAGAAACTTAATCAACTAGCTTTCGCCAAGTTCTTACGGGTCGGTGCCTTGAAAAAAAATGCCCTGACAGTGGGGAAGGAATCCACTGCCAGGGCGTAGCTATCAGCCGTATACAATCTCGTCAAACAATCCTGCTTGAACTATTGCATCGGCTGCTGTTGCATCGATGTCATTGATGTTGATGAGGTCAGGCCTGTGATGCATGACCCAGTTGACACCCCGTCTGATGACGAATGGTGTCAGCTTCAAATCTTTGAAGTCATCGCCTTCTGTGTCTGATAGTACTGCTAGTACATAGTCATCTCCAAGAGAGATGGCTGTCCGGTATGTGTCATCGTTGTACAGGTGCATCCATTTGTAGTTGTCAGCTACTGCCCAGTACCCGATGCCGCCTTCCATAGCTGTAATGAAAATCTCTACGACATCTGTGTCGTCTAGCTCTACTGCTGATATCTTCATGAGCCCTCCTTATCTTTCAACATTCTCTGCCAGCAATCTTCACAATACATCTTCCAGTCTTCTGCTGACGCAGAGAAATCAGTAACGATGTGACCCTCGTCGTACTCTGCTAGTGCCTGGTCACACTCCCAACATACTCGGCTAGTTGGCATCCACATTTTACTCCTCCTCTAAGAAGCAGTCGTGGCCATAGTACCACTCTGCTGCTTGCTCTTCTATGTCTAGGTCGAATACTCTGTTGCACTCTGGACACTTGGCGTAACCTAGTGTTTCTAGATAGGGCCAACTAATCATCTGACTTAACTCCTTTCTCTGACTGATGCTCTGCCTCAGCTAGCTGCCGCTCGCACTCAGCAATGGCTGGCTCTACTACTTCTTCGAAGAACTTGCGGTACCCTCCTGGGTACACGTATCCACCTACCCCATCTAATGTCTCAGTGCTAGTGGATCCGCACTCCTTGCACTTGTTCTGTAGATAGATGTCGAACCTGAACACCTCACCTCTAAGGCCAGCATCATAGTTCAGCACTGCTGATTCTAGGAATGCCTTGTACTCGTGAGGTAGGATGCCCCAGTTGTCTGCATCAGCTCTTGTGATGCAAGCAAATCCGCATTGGCCGCTGTCCCATGGGTCATTGTACCCACCAAGACTGATGCTTACACCGCTGTGTGCCAGCATGAACAGTGGCTGGTAGTACACGATAGTGTCTGACTTCAGTGCAGCATCGAACTCATCCATGCTATCGCATACTTCATCTACTGGAAGGTACCTGCCGGTACCCCGTGATGCAATGATCCAGAAGTCTCTTTCTAGTTCATAGTCATTATCCATATTTGTTTCCCAATAGATGCCTGACTCTGTTACTCCAGCTTCTATAACGTTGTTCATAGTTCCTCCTATACTACGATTGCTGATGGGTTAATCCCTAGCTCTTGCACTGCTTCATCGATGTAGTTTTCTGCGATGTCGTGCCACTGTACCTGTGCGTAATACATACCAATAGCATCTGCTAATGGCCCCTGTGTTGGCGTTGAATCCTCAGTGTCAAACACTTCATGGCATAGTTCTTCTAGGTACTTAGCCAATGATCTAGTTGCTGTCCACTTGTCGAACTCGTCATCGTTGAACTGCTCTTCTACTTCCTTCTTTGCTTGATCGAAGATCATATCGGGTAGTCCATCTACCTCACCAATCCATAGGCCTACAT